TGGAGAAGTTATTCCCTCACATTGACGATGAGAGAAAGCAAGAACTGTTGGATGAAATCGACAAGTGGGAATTCTCAAGAGACAGAGAATCTGCCAATGTCCAATCCAATGTCAAATCAAAAGTAACCGAGGAAGCGACTAGAGATCGTACTCAGTCTGGCAAAATCCAGTCTGACACGAAGGAACGTACCGCAGCCTCAGAAAATAACGCATTAACTCAATAGTCGAGAGACAGACTAAGGAAACTACAAAATGTCACGTTTATTATATTTACAAAATTTGGCCTCACATGGCCGCACTTATCAATCCCCTGCTGGCGACGAAGGTTCAGTCGATGGAATGGGTTCTAGCAGCGAGTCTGAAGACTCAGGTAAAGGTGAAGGCGGTGAAGATACCGACGATGCTGATGCCGATGCTGGCGAAGAAGCCGATACCAAAAAGACGTGATGAAAGGTAAAGAGCGTCAACGAGCTACCCAAAAAGAGCTTGATGATGCAAAAGCCTTACTTAACTCTATCCAAGGCGTAATGGGTGACTCAACCCCTGATGAAATTGCTGAGCTACTAAAAAGCAAGAAAGCCGCTGACGTTAAAGAGTTAGAGTCTAAAGGTGAATACGACCGTATCGTTAAGGCGATGGGTGAAGAGAATCAATTGTTACTTGATGGTAAAGACGTTGAAATTGATACGTTGGTCACTGCAAACGCGACATTACAAAGCCAAACCGGGTGCCAAGTCTAGTTCATCCGAGAAGCCGGGCGCTAAGGCTACTGAAGCTCCAGTGTCAGGTATGTCTCGTATTGAAAAAGCCTTAAAGAGCTAACACCGTTTAGTGACACGGTGTTCTCTTGGTCTTTGATAGTAAGTCACTAACAACTTATTATTATTTTTGAGGATACAAGAAATGCCATTATTACGAACTGTCGCAGAATCTCTGTCGAATAATGACCTGATTGCAGGCGTTGTTGAAGAAATTATCGATCGCGATGAACTGTATGCCCTAATGCCTTTTGTTAAAACAAGTGGTAAGGCGTATGTTTATAACCGCGAAGGTACTTTGTCAGAAGGCGAATTCATCGACGTGAACCAAGTGGTTCCTGAAGGTGCAAGTACTGTAATCGAAGTTACGACTAAATTACGAGTCCTTGCTGGTGATGTAGACGTTGATAAATTCTTAGATGAAACAATGGACGACACCAACACGCAGAAGGCAATCCAAATTGCTATGAAAGCGAAAGGTTTAGGCCGTAAGTTCCGTCGTGCATTAGTCAACGGTGACAACGCTACAAACCCATTAGAATTCGACGGTATCAATAAGATTACCGCTGAAGTGGGTAACGAACTTGAAGCAAGCGCGGACGGTGGTGCTTTAACTCTATCAATTCTTGACGAATTGAAAGATGCAGTACCAAATATGCCAGATGCCTACATGATGCGTTCAGGTACACTACGAGCACTTAAGCAACTATTACGCGCCGCTGGCGGTAACACTGCTGAAATGTTCCAAATTGAAAACTTCGGTCGCAGCATCCCTGCTTTCGATGGCGTACCAATCATCATCAACGATTTCATCGCTGGTGACGTAGCACACGGTTCAGCAACTAAGACTTGCTCAATCTACGCGGTTCGCTTAAACGAAGTTGACGGTTTACACGGTCTATACGGTGGTGCTTCTGCCGGTATTCGCGTTGAAGAGTTGGGCACTGTCCAAAACAAAGACGCTACTCGTACTCGCTTGAAGTGGTACTGTGGTTTGGCTCTTAAGTCTACACAGTCTATCGCAGCGATTCGCGGTGTAACTAACGTTTAAAAAGTAAGTCATTTATGACTTAATAACAATAGAGGCTTATGCCTCTATTGTTTTATCGGAGAAACGAGAAAATGCCCCACGTTATTTTAACTGACAAAGGTTGGGAAGGCTTCACAGGCCTATTTGGTAGACATGAGTTTCACAATGGTCGATCCATTGAAAATCTGTCGTCACCTGATGCCGCACTTTTAGCAGCTATTACTCCTGTCGTCACTGATGAAGGCGCAAACCCATCTATTGTTCAGCACGTTGTTGACAATCGCGATGCAGAAGCCCCTGTCGTCAAACCAGCTCAATCAATAGCAAAGCAGACAGATAAGCAGAAAGTCGCTGAGAAAGCAGCCCAGAAAGTCTCACAGCTATCCAGCATCACTCGCGAGCAGCTTGAGCAAGTAGCAGACAAGCAAGGTCTGAAAGGTTTGCGTGAAGTCGCAGCAGAATACGGCGTAAAAGCCAATTCCATCTCAGACTTAATCGAAAAAATCTTGAACGCGGTTGAGAAAGGTTAATGGAAACATTTGTTGCAGGTCGAAACGTTGCTGTAGAAATCGAGTTCATGGATTCCGCTTGTGAATACATTACTCCCATTTCTGCCAGCTATTCAATAACTGATGAAGATGGTCAGGTCTTAGTCCCTGATACAATAATCACCCCTACTGAATTCTCCCATTTAATTGTGGTTGATGCGGCCAGCAACACTATCACAGAGCCTCAAGGCTATCGCCAAATCACTGTTGTTTTCACAGATGAAAAAGGTGTCACTCACGACATTGAAAAAGCCTATATCATTGAATCCGTCAACTCATTAATCATGGGTGAGAACAGTTTCAAGAGCATGGGTTCATTAATCATCGCAGCATCCAACATATCAGGCGTAGAGACGCTTCACGATAGTGAACTGTCAGATGTAAAGGTTGCGCTAAGACAAGCGTACAGCAATATATCAAGGCTCTCTGTGAATATTCGAAAGAAGAATAGAGATATTATTCTAACAACCACAGATTTAAGTGCTGCCGATCTCTTAGAGCTGAAGCCAAACTACCTTGCTAGGCTTGTTCAGGCTCAAATTGTCGAAGCGAATCATCTGCTGGGCGGAAACCCAATGGAAGAGCGTAGACAAAGCGGTATTTTGTCCGAATCTGTAGGCGAAGTTTCTCAATTCTTCAGAACCAAAAAGCCTCTAACCTCCCCTGTTTGCAGAGAAGCTTTAGAAATTTTAGGCATTTTACTCGCCCCAAGCAGTAAAAGGCTAGGAAGAGTCTAATTCATCGCCATTGATTTGAATTAGTTAGTAAGTTAGAACTTACATTCAGGTGGTTATCTTGCTAATATAGCGCGATGACTACCACATTTTATCCGAATACGAAAGCATACATTTACTACCTCGCAGGAAACGACTGGCGGGGTCAACCTCGTTACGCCTCAAAGAAACCTATGCGATGCTCTGTCATTGACTTTAAAATCAGCCAATCTGACGTTTCAATTCGTGCCGATCGCTCGGTATCGAAAGGTAGAGCGGAAGAAATGACGGGCAAAATTCGCATACTAACACCGCCAAAACTCAAAGTTTCGAATGGAGATAAAATAAAACTCCATAACGAGACATTAAGAGTTGTTACCGTCTTTCCTCGCCATAGCCTAGATGGAAAGCTCCATCATAATCAAGTTGATTTGGAATTATGGCAAGAAGAGTAGGTGCGGTATTTACCAGTAATGTGCGATTAAAGCTTAAGCGTCTCGAAGGGGACATGCAAAAGCATTTACTCGACCATATGATTAAGTCTGCTGAAGATGTTGCCGAGCTTGCTCGCCTTAACGTGCCTGTGGATACCTTTACGGTCGAGGATTCGATCATTGTTGAGAAGCCTAGACGTGATGGGATTAACTTCGCTTACACATTCACGGTAGGTGTTAACACAAACAAGTTCAACTCCATAGCGAGTCAAAGGAAGCGTAACTGGAATGCTAATAAATTCGCTTACTTTGATGTTTGGCTGCATGAGTCAACATACAGTCTAGGTGAGAGGTCTATCGCTAAGAACCTTCGAGTGCAGTCAGAGAGCCCATATGCCAGAGTAGGCAACAAATTCCTGACAAGGGCGTCTGAGAGCCTAGATGATGACATTAACAGGGCAGCAAGTACCATTGTCAAAAACATAGCTCGGAGACACAACCGATGAACCTAGAGCCATTTGTTGATTATTTAGCAGATAATGGAGTGGGCATTAAGGGCACCACTCTTTTTGGTTACTCTTTGCCTGCTGATGTGAAGACCGGTGTCGCTGTCATAAGCAACGCCACGATTACCAGAGAGCCTTACCAAAAGGGTCGAAGAGACGGAACAATACAGGTCATCGTAAGAGGTACAAGTTACGATGATATTGAGAAAAGAGCGGAGTCAGTATCGACTCTCCTTGATGCGCAAGGTCTAGTGTTGGGGTCAATCAAGATTCTTAAAATCTACCCTTTGCATGAACCATTGATTTACCCAAGGTCTGAAGGCAGCCTGCTTGAAGCTTCGGTAAATTTTAACATTACTTACGTTAATTAAATTCTGAGGAGTTTTAAATGAACGCTGAAAATATTAAACTGGGAACATGTCGAGTCCTTTATGGCGGAGTCGATCTAGGCCTAACAGCAGGTGGAGTAGAGGTAGAAGTAGCCTCGACATCACATGAGACGAAAGTTGACCAACTAGGTGACTCCGTTGTTAACGAGTTTATCACTGGTCGTACCGTGATGGCTAAGTGCCCTCTGGTTGAAACAACTATCGATAACTTGGTAGCAATCATGCCGGGCGCTACAAAGACTGTAGACGGTACTGACGCAACGGTGATTCGTGTAGACGTAAACACTGCTGTAGGTCACTCTCTTCGCTCAACGGCTCAAGAGTTAATCTTGCACCCTATTGCGCTGGCTGACTCTGATGTAACTGAAGACTTTATAATCCCGATTGCGGGTGTTGCAGGCGCGTTAAACTTCGCCTACAAATTGGATCAAGAGCGTATCTACAATGCAGAGTTCAAGGGCTACCCTGATACTGCAAAAGATGGCCTTCTTTTCCAAATCGGTGATAAAACCGCTACCGCTTAATTTTTAACAAACTATTAGTAAGTCAATTATGACTTACTAATTTTACAAGGTGAATACAATGGAATTACTTAACTTAGATGAAATAGTCGCAATCCCACGCAGCGTATCAATTAAAGGTGTCGACTATGCAATTGCCGAACAGACCGTCGAGCAAATGTTGGTAAATCTAAAAATGGTCAACGAAATGAATAAAACTGAAAAAGGTTCTCAGGACGAAGGTTCTGCAATCCTTATCAGTATGAGAGAGCTTGCATATCAAATACTTCCTGATTGCCCTAAAGACATCATTGGTTCTCTAACTGTTCGTCAATTATCGGCGCTATCTTCTTTCGCAT